CCATCTTCTGTCTTCGTATATGTAAGTATACCGTCTCCCATTCGCCTTGTCAACTCTTGGCTTGTAGGAGTCATGTTGTTTGTTATTAATTTATCTTTTCTTGGTTGTCCAATATGTATAGTTGCCAGTATAGCACAAATCTCTCTAACGTGATCTTCTGAATAATATGCCCTTATTTGAAATCCTGTTTTTCCATCAATGCTTGATCCAACTGGTGGCGGTATGACTCCTCTTTTTATTAACCTTGGCATATATTTTCTATGACGATTAACTAACTTGGCAGTCTCTGCAATTGTGTATGCTCTTTTTCTATTTCTTCTAAAGTCAGAACGTAGACAAGTTTCTAGTCTGTCTTTGTTAATATTATAAACAGTTACCATTCCTGTTGATCTAGAACTATGGTGAAGTCTTACTAGGTCTCCATTAAGGAACCATATTTTTTTACCGCCAGAAATTACAGGTTCGCTATTATATGCTTCGCTCTGAATTTTTCCTTTTGCAGTAACCATTTTCCCTCCACAGATTCGCTAGGTGGATGATAAAATTTTCTGTTTCCACACTTTACACAATATGTTTCTAGGTGATCTATGTTTGAATGTATTCTATCAACAAACATTTTTCCTTGGCATCTTTTGCAACTCATATTAGTTTGGTACACCAATTGCAATAACGTTAACTCCAACTGATGCTGTTCCAGAAGTTCCAAACTTTACAATAAACTGAACCTCTGAAGTTGTAATAGAGGTTATTACAACGCTTGTATTTGATCCAGCAGTTGTTCCACTTATATTTACAATTGAGGCAGTTGCAATTGGAGGAAACTTAAAATTAGAAAATGTTACAGAGTATGTCTTTTCTTGACCAGCAGTTACTGTTTCATTGTTTGCAATAGACTTATATTTACCAACAAATTTTGTATCTGATGTTTTTAAACTTTTCTTTTCTGCTCCAACTACGTCAACATCTGTATAGTTATATGTTGCATCAGAAATAGAAGTAGACAGGTCATTTACTGCCTCTGCTAACTGATAAATATATGTAACATCAAGAGGTTGCCCTCTTTCTGGTAGTGGTACTTTTGCCATCTTATTCCTCCTATTAGATTATATCAAAGATTGTGATCCAGAATCAAAGATTCCCAATCCTGCCTTTATTTGCTTTTTAGATGATGCTAACTGTATCTTTACTCGTACGGTTGATGTTCCTTCATTTAAAAAAGAATATGAATGAACTGTTGATGTACCGTGCCAAAAAAATGCATTACTATCAAAACTAACAAAAATATCATACTCTGGATGAAGATTTTCATCTCCCCAGACTGCTGTAATTATTTCCTCAGTTATTGAAAGTGCTCCACTTGTTCCGACTAAATCAGCGCCATCAGAATTATATATTGGAGACCAGTGAGAAGTTCTATTTCTGTCTTCAGAAATGATTCTATATCTTGTGTTATATTTTAGAGTATCGTGATCAATTGGTGGTAATAATGATTTTGAAATTCTGGTTTTTTTAATATTTGCATCAGCCATTATGTCACACCAATAGAAAATCTAAATTCAATATAATTACTTGTATTTGGTGATTTAATAATAGTTGCAGAAGTATCATTTTTAATAACTGAATAACCAGTCAAACCATACAATGGATTTGTTGTTGCAATGTTTTCAAGTCTCATAGCATCTAAGGCAATATAGTAATCAGAAGATGGAAGAGGTCCTCCACTAATTCCAGTATCAATAACACAAGCATAAATCTTAACAACAGTGACTGCTTCCCAAGTAAAGTTTTGAGTTGTATAAAGTTCTTGTAGTTGCTTTTTTACTACAAAATATCTATTTGTTTCAAAGTCGTATCCATCAAAACCATTCTCAATGTCAACTTCAAACCTTGCATATACATCTGGTTCTGCAACATCGGTGCCTGCAAAATCAACTAATAGCCTAATTGTATCTGGAACTCCTACAGAGTCTCCATCTTTATTAACTAAAGAAAATGCAAGCCTTAACTCATCTGTTGGAGAGTTTTTAGAAAAATCAACATTTGGTGCAGTTAAATGTATGTGGTTTGATCCAGGTTCAATAACAATGTGGTCAACTCCACCAGAGCCACCACCATCTAAAGTCAGATCAGAATCATCACCTTGAATTAAAATGGTATTATTTAAAAACCTTGCACGTTCATATCTTTCAAGACGATTTGTTTTATAAAAAATAGAGTTATCAGCATTTGTTTGAAATACACCATCTGTTGCAATAACATTATCATCTTCTGGATCATCTAAAGGAGTAGAAATTGTTGGTATTGCTGTTGCAGCACTCGCCGTATGGTGAACCCAAGATTCTCCTTGTGCAAAAGAAAAGACTGTCTTGCTGTCGTTGGCACCAGCAGATGGGTTTGATCCTGCTGAATATAGACCTACCTCAGTAATTTCGTATCTTTCTTCTGTTGGTAGTTCTGCTGTTAGGACTATCTTATCTATACCGTTTTCATTTATAAAACCTCTAGAAGAGATAGGGACTCTAAACATTTCAAAATCTAAATTTGTTTTTGTTGCAAAATTATCAGCAACATCTTCTGTTTGTAGTGGTTGAGGACCGCAGCCTATAGCAAGATATGAGGCATAGGCAGGTGCCTGCCCAAGCATATATTTTCCAATTATACTCTTACCCTTATTTGTAATCATGATACAGTCTCTCCAAAGTTCGCTTCATATATTGTACCATTTATAGCAATTTGAATTTCTACCTGCTCATCATTATTCATATTAACAGTCTCAATAATTAAATCGCCAGTTGATTCTTCAATGTACACATTGGTGCCATTAATCCCATTTCCTTCAAGAGGAACCTTCTCTTCAAATTTAATTGCAAAGTTGGCAAAATACGTATCTGAAGTTGACTGTAGTCTTAATATATTATTGGGGTTATACCTTTGCTGAACAAGGCCAAGATTTTTAATTGGTGAGTAGGATACTCTTTGACCGTTTATAATATCATTTCTAGAAATACTTAATAACTCATGACCACCAATATCTTCAAAGATTAAGTCTGTCATAATCTCTAAAGACATAGACTGATCATCAAAAAGAACAGTATCTATTGGCGCAGTCTTTGTTGGGGCTGGAGAGTATGCGGTTACTACTGTTGCGTTTGACGGAGTTTGTGGAACTGGAGATACTGTCATTTTACACCTCACTCAAATAAATTGTCATACTTGGACCACTTTCTGATCTTTGATATTCTATATTATAAACTACAAACCTAGAAGTATCTTTAGATACTAGATCTAGACCAGATGAATCTTTATAGTCTATAGTTACAATATCCCCAAGTTGTAATGTTGGAATACTAAATATGTTCATACCAACAGACTTTTTAGGTACCATTAACTTATTAATAATCCAGTTCATCATAGAATCTGCATCGTCTTGTGTTTGTATATATGGACTATCAATGCTAAACTCATTTTTTCCATAAGTGAGTCTGCTTAACTTTATTTCATCATACCTTGATTTTTCAACTAAAGGTGAGTAGGTTAATGTGCTTCCAACTAACTCTGGATCAGATAAATTACCACGCTTCTTAAAGAATTCATCTACCGTTAGTTCGTGGGTTGTGTCTTGTGTAAAAGTAATTCCCTGAATTCTTAAAAAGTTTCCAGTTGTTTCATCTAGATTGAGTGCTTTATCTGTTGAATTAAATATTAAAAATTCTGCACCATAAGAGTCTGCATAAAATCCAGATGTTGTATATCCCTTTATGTTATTAAATGTTGGAGAAAGTTTTGCATAAAGCGCTGGGTATGCACGATCATATTTAATGTCAAAGTATGCACATTCACGCATAATAGATCCAAACTCTTCAAAATAGATATTATACTTTGGTGGTTGCTGTGCGCTAATGCCAGATAAGTATGTTGATTGTACAACACCGCTCATAGCATACTTTCTGAAAGACTCTGTAACATCAACCTCTTTATCTCCAAATACCTGACCTAAGCCATCACTAACAGTAAAGACTGTGTTTTGGCTATAGTTTTTGGACAAAGCGTATATATTTTCAAACATGCACTTTGAAGAACCACGAACAAATAATGCCATATTATTATATGTTGGAAGTGGATCTGTATCATCTACAACCTTTATTAATTGATTATTTATATATAAGTAGAATCTTCTAGTATTGCCGATATCAACATACTCTACTGATAAGTCGTATACCGTTGAATTTTCTTCTCCCGCAAGTCTTTGTTGTCCAGTAAACTTTCCATCGTCAACAATAATTTTTGATAGACCACCCCAAAGTTTTACTGGTATTGCATTTGAGTTTGATGCATCTTTTTTAATTTTATAAAATACGACATTATTTACTGAAAACTGTGCATTATTATTTTCGTCAACCTTAAGATATGAAGTTATATTATCTTCAGTAAGTGCAACAATTTCAAAATAATATCCATTGTTTGTTTCTGGGTTTAATAAAAATGCTAAACCACCAGACCCTCCTCCTATGTTTATATTTTGGTCTGGCTGACTTCCAGATAATTGATAATAGGTAACGCTTCCGTTTGGAGACTGTGTTCTAGTTGTGTTATTTTCAATCTTTCCAATAATTCTCATTCTAGTGCCAAAATGTTTATAAGCATTATCTAGACCCTTATAGGCATAAGATACAAAGTTTAGCGGAGTTTCTGTTGTTTTAAAAGATGGACCATTAAAGACTAGTGCAGATGATTGAATTGTTCCTGTTTGTGTTGATGGTAAACTGTTTACTTGTGTTTCAGTTAAATAACTTGTAGACATAAAATTTTTTATAATACTATTTCTTGTTGATTGTTTTGCAACCGTATTGTTTATTCCTGCTGCTGCAACTGTTGTTGAAGGAAGAGTAGATGCAAGATCAGCATCTAACTTTGTGCTAAATAGATATTGTGATTGCATATCCAATCCACGTACGTTATCGTTATTTGTCCAATAACTATTTATTCCAGCAGAGTGTGAAACTATTTGAGTTCCAAACTGTCCACGTCCATGATCAACAACAGCGCCATTTTGCAATCTTGTTATTCCGTCTATTGTTTCATAGTTTGGTGTTGCATAAATCCTTACAAGTCCTGTAGGGTATATCTTTCCATTAAATGGGATTGATGAAAAATATTTTTGATATTCTTGATTACTACTAATCCAGACTTTTCCTGTTCCCGTAATGTCAAATTCTGAAGCGTCATATCTAATAACTTCTCCGTTAGAGTATAGGTATCCGTTATATCTTGTTAGCCAGTAAACATTTTCTCCAAGGTCTATGACATTGTTTGTAAGAATATTTCCCACTACAACTGGTGGAGTTCCAACTAGGTCTGAGTTTAATGGCATTGCTCCTAATACATAACTACCCTGCTTTGAAGCAAGTTCATTTATTGTTTTTGTATTTTCTGTTCCACTAACTTCCCATAAAAGAGATGGCTTATATATCCAAGTTTTTTCTTTGTCAATCATTGTAGATTGACGAATTGATCCGTAAGATCTTTGGATATATCTAGTTGTATAGTTAATCTTTCCATCATTGTATATCTTTTTATCTTGTGATGCTATAGAAATAATGTTAGGAAGTTTTCCAGAACTAGAGTTTTCAATTACTCCAGAATCAGTTTGATTGTTAGATCCAGATAAAACAAAACTAGTTTGTCTTTGTTCTGCTGTAGGCATTAGATAATCTTTACTCATTACTACAAAGTTATTGTATTCATCAAAAAACATTGCACTCTGAGTTGATACTGCTAACTGGTTTAAAACTTCTGCAACATTTTGATCTGGTGCAACAAAAAAATATGGAATTATAGGATCTGCTTCATCTGCCACACGTCTAAATGTATAGTTGCTAAATCCAATATAATCAAGAAGCATTGATATTGCATAACTTAATGATGTTTGTGTTGTAAGTAATCTTGGTGCTGGCATGGATTCTAAAAAGAAATAAAAATCTCTTAACTCTATTGAAAGTTTTGCTGCAGTAACATCTGCTTGAGGAAATCCTTCTGAGTATAGTGTTTTAATTGGAACAGAATATTCATCACCAGCAACATCTAAAATTGATTCATAAAAAACAAACTTAATGTTTTTTCTAATATAGTCAGCAACTATGCTAGAAGTATTGTTTTCATTAAATGCTTGGTCATCATCAAATAAAGATAATGTTCCAGTAGAAGCAAGCAATTGTCCAACTGGAAGAGAGGTAGTTCCTATATCAGATAAAATCTTTTTAATATTAAAGTCAATAACCTTGTCCGATATATTTGCAACTAGTCTAGGAGACATTTCAATTAAATCAAAGGTTGAGTCAAACTTATTCATTGTTTCTACTACAACTCTTATTCCACGAATATACTGAAACTCTCTATATGTAATTTGATTTTGTGCATCATTGGTAAAAAGTTCTGGATTTGTTAAATCTGTAATAAGTTTTGTTGAACGATTTAAAACTCCTGAGCCAAGTATCCATCCATACTCTGGAACAAAAGAATCATATTCTTCATTTGATCCATTCCAAATGTATAGGGTTCCACGCTCATTTGTATTTTCAACAACTAGATATCCATCTCCATTAAAAGACTGCTCTGGCAATAAAGTTATAGATGCTAGTTTTTCAATAAAGGTATATGAATCTTTGTACTCATCTGGTATATTTAATCCATACTCTAACTCAACATACCCGTCTTCTGGAATAATCGGAGATCCTCCATCACGAACAGAATTTTCATTAAAAGAATAAGCGTCAACCCAACTATCTTCATTTAAATATTGAATCTTCCATCTATTTGGAGTTGTTTTATTAGTTGCTCCGTATAGTGGGTCTGCTAGAATTCCAGATGGGGTTGTAAAGTTTCCTAGGTTTACTGTACCGACATTAGTTTGCATTTTAACTACAAGCCTATTTGCTGGAACCTTTTCTTTATAAACTACAAAAGGAACAGCATCATCAATATAGTTTAATCCATTAGAAATGTTTTTAGCAATGCCTCTTTCAATGTTATCTTCTGTTCTAAAAGATGACCAATATCTAAACTGATCATATCTTGAAGCCATATAATATCTTGGTCTTTCTGCAATAGATACTCCAGAGTTTGCAAAATATCTATTACCAAAATAAGAGGCTTTGTTAATTCCAGAACGTGGCCTAAATGGTTTAAGGCAATCTTCTAAAGAGTAAATCATTTTCATTTTTTCTTTAGTTGATGTAAAAAGTTGTGGAGTGCCAGAGTTATCAAACCCTCCATCCACAACAACATCTGCATCGGTTGCACCTGTATAGTAGTTACCTTCATCTAAATTATCAAAGTTTAATGGAAGTGTTCTGTATTGAACATTTGACCCAGTTGGTCTATATCTATAGTTTCCAAGTTTATATATATTATCTGGCATGTTCATATTCCACTCAGCCAAGACTAATGACTGTAAGTGTACTGTTGAAGATGTTTCTAGGTGTGTCTTTAATGTCTCACTTACAAACATTTAGACCTCTTCCAGCGTTACCGAAATATTCCAAAGATCGTGATTTGACCCACCACGCTTTACAACAGAATAAGAAAAATCTGCAATATAGACCTGAATGATTTGGTTATATTGTGCAAGGTGTCCATAGTCTGCATCTTCCTTGCCAAAGTTTGAGTATTTATCATATGCTAAAAACATCCAAAAAGGTCCTGTATGGTTCTCATACCAATCAAGAAGTTCTACTCCACCTGCTCCGCCATCTGATGTAAATTCACCAGTTGTATTTTTATCAGGGGATAGGCCAGTAGACAAAAACCCTGCATCTTGGTAGTATCCTCTAGATGGAAGGTTGCTCCATGAAACAGACATAGTTAGTTTATCTGCTATATGATATGAACGCATACGTCCATTAATGGTTCTTTGTCTTTGTTCTATCCTTGTTGGTGTAAAATTTAATTCCCCACGATTATGGTCTGAAAGAATGAGAAACTGATTAATTAGATCTGGATCAGTTGATCCAGCAAAGTTGCCTTGTACTTCATAGCCATCTGGTACATATACCCCATTAACGAGTGTGCCAGGGTTCTCAGACCACAACAGAGCCTGGGGGCGTTGATACCTACGTCTACCTGTTAAATACGCTGCTGTAGCCATTTAGCCCCTCTGTGTCCTAATTCTTTGTGAGTCAACTTGTCTAATTTGTGTCATAACAACTCTTGCAATATCCTCTGGATTTGCATCAGATTTAACATTGACGTTTAGATTATAATTATACACCTTCTCGCCTTCGTAGGAGCCAGAGTTGATGGCCTTCATTTTATCAACACCGTATGATTCAACTGCATACTTACTCATTACGAACTCACCAGGAGTAAGCATTGCTGGAATAATATCGGTTCCTCTTGCTGATCCACCTACCGCAAAATACTTAGGCTTAACCATTCCTCCAGATGCATAGTTTGCTTGTACGCCTCTGTTTGCATATCCTGCTGCTCGTGCTGCATACTGTAAGTTTTGCTTTGCAACGGCAGCAAGTCTGGCTTCTTCTGCTTTTTGTGCTGCCATATAATCCTTAGATGCTGGGTCTCCCTTTTTTGCAGCATCTGCAATTGCAGCCTTTGCATCTTCTAGTGCTTTCTTTAGCGCTGCACTTGCTGCTGCTGCCTCAGCATTTGCTTTTGCAATTGCTGCTTCCTGTGCTGCTAGTTCTTCTTCTGCTTTCTTTGTGGCTGCGTCTGAAGCATCTGCTGCATCGTTTGCCTTCTTTGTTGCTGCTGCAACTACGGCTGGTGTTGCAACAACTGGTGCTGTAACAACAGGTGCAGGTGGCGGTATAAATGGACTTGTTGGAGAATACTTAGCATTATTAATTTGTGAAAGTGCTGCAGTAATTGAATCAACAATATCCTTCATGGTCTTAAGTGGACCTTCATTGATTTCTCTTAATTTATCTTTATACTGATCAAGTTTAATCTGTATAGATTCCCAACCTAGTTTTTCTTTGTCAATTGCAGAAAGTTGTGCGTCTAATATTTCTTGATTTTTGTCAAGTGTTTCTTGTAAAGCATTAAGTTTTGCTTGTTCATTTGCAAGTTGTGTTGATTTAATTTTATCAATAACGGTCTCAATGTCTCTAATGCTTAGAAGTTTTGCTTCTCTTAATTCTGTTATATTATAAACTTGATCTTCTAATGAAAGAATCTGTGTTTGAACAATCTTTCTTTGTTGTTCTAGTGCAAACTGTTGTTGCTGAATTCTAAACTGCTCTGCTTCAATTTGTACTCTTGTCATACCGCTTGCAGATACTAGATTGTCAGTTTCAGCCTTTCTTGCTGCAGCGATGAATTCTCCAGATTTGCGGTTTGCTGCTTCTGCTGCAGTTGCTCGCATCTCGTTTGCAAGTTGTGCTGCTGCTGAAATATCACCTTGTGACAGAGCATCTGCAAGAGAGATTCTGCTTTTTTCCTGTGCTGCAATATCAGAGTTAAGTTGAGATATTGTCTGTAGTGCTTTTTCTTGAGCATCATATTTTTCATTAATTGCTTCTGTGGCTTTATCAATTAAAGTTAGGTCATTAGACAGTACCGCTGATCTATCAGATAGAACCTGTAAAGGTCTATCAAAATTAATATCCATGCTTCTTTGAGCATCGTTAATTTGTTCTTGAAGGTCGTCAAGGAGATTCTGGCCAATGGTTGGATCATACTTAAGGGTAAGATTAATAGCATCGATCTTGTCTTGTTCTTTTTGAATTTGCTTATTAACAATTTCTATTGCGCCTTCGGCAAGTTTAATTTTAGCCTTTATGTCAAAGTTTGCAATATCAAACTGATTTTGTAATGCTCTAGCACGTAAGTCAAGGGCTGCAACATTGGCATCAATTGCCTCTTGAGTTTTTTGTTCAAATGTTTTTGTTTGATTCTCAATAAGTTTAAGTAGGTCTAGATAATTCTTTGTTTGAGAAATTAGTAAACCATACTCCTCTGCAACTTTTCCAGGTGCGTTAGCAATGGCCCAGGCGTTTGATTTATCTTTTAATATTTCATTGATAACCTCTTGCTTAACACCTTCATCATTTAACTTTTTATATGCCTTTACTTGTGCCTGAAGATCACCTATAGAGTATACAAGTTTAAGTTGTGACTCTCGTTGTTTTAAAGTTATACTTCGTTTTATTGCTTCATTTAATTCACTGCGCTCTTCAGTAGATGCAGATAAAAATCCACGTTCAGCAATTGCTGCAGCGAGAGTTTTATTTTCTAAAATCTTTTGAATTTCAACTGTAGTGTAAATTGATTTATTATCTTTATCACGAACACTATTTAAAGCATTATAGGCTTTTACTTGATTGGCAACTTCTTCGTTTGCTGCTTTTAGTTCATCAATATATGATCCTATAGTGCCACTTGTAAATGCAGCATTTATACTAATAAAGTCATTTTTTAATCCCGTAATTCTGCCAGAGTTTTTATCAATATTAAATAATTCTTTAGCCAATATTTCAAATTGAGTTGCATCAAAACCACGAATAACTTGCATAAAGTCTTCATTCAATACTACGTTAGCCTTTTTTGCTGCTGCTTCAATTTCCTCAATTGCCCCCTCTTGCCCTGCAAGCATTGGGTTAACTGCTCCCTTTGAACCTTTAGCCCCGCTGAAAAACTTTCTAATCTCATTAAGAGGGTCAAGTGCATTAAATCCACCCTCTTTAACCAACTTAAGTCTTTGACCAAGATCATCAAGAAATGACTTATATGCATCTTTCTTTGGGTCTTCTTTTGGAGTTACAGGTCCTCCCTTTTTAGAGTTATCTGTATTTGCATTACCATATAGTTGTGGAGCAACCTTTTCAAAGTATGCCTTTGTTGCTGCTGCAATATTATCTGCATCATTTTTAAATGCTTCAAGTGCTGCCTTCTTTGCTGCTTCTCTCTTAGGATCAACAAAACTCATCATAAGTTTTGGATTCTTTGCATAAAACGCAGAAGTAAGTTCTCTGTCAAGAATCTTATCAAAACTATCACTTTCTGCAATAGAACCAATTGTAATCATTGCATTGAACTGTAGTTCTTTAGGAAGTTTAGATATTGCAGTCCACTGTGTTATAGCAGCATCAAGGGTTAAATTCTTTCCTGGGCCACCTGCTTCTTCTTGCATTTTAACAAGTGCCTTAAGGTCTATTTGTCCATCTGGGAATTTTTTCTTAAGAGCATCAATTTCTTTTCCTCTTGCCTTTAAGTCTGCAATGTCATTCTTTTGGGTTTCAATATTTAAATCAATTCCAATATAATCTGGAATCTTTCCAAGTTCTTCAATTGCAGAGAATGTTGCATCTGCTTCAGCCTTATCCATATTTTTTACAGCAAGTACAAGTTGTTTTTGATTATTTTCATTTGGGATAAGGGTTAATAATGTAGAAAGTCTTTGCAGTCCTTCTGTTCCTTGAACAGTAACAAGTGCTTGTAGGTTTTTCTGTATGTCTCCACCAGACCTAGTTAGTGTGCTTACTAGTGTTGATGCTTCCATTGGTGTAAGAACATCTGAAGTAACTAATGTTGAGATCTCAAGAGTTACCTTGTCTTTGCCAAGTTGATCAAGTTGAGACTGTAATGCAGCAGCCTGGGCCTTTAGTGGTGCATTATCTTTAAACTTATCTTGCATTCCAACTGAGAATGCTTCCATGTACTTATCACGTACTTGTCCACGGCCAGAGCCTCCAGGCAATCTTTCAAACAATGATTGACCAGATATCTTATCGTAATTAGATGAAGCAGATCCCAAAATGTCTGCCTGCTTTGATCTTAATGTTTTTAGTCCAGAGTCTTTTTTGCTCTGCAAACCAGCAATCTCTAAATCAACTGCTGCTCGCTCTTTGTCTGTCTTTAGAGTTTTTTTCTTTAACTCAAGGTTTGCAATAGCAGAGTCATACTGAGAAGTTAAAGCATCTATGCTTGCTTGTGAAGCAGCAACGTTTTGCGAAACTATTCCTTGTAGCATTCCTGCTGCTTGTCCTATTGCAGCCTTTTCTTTACCTCTTTGCCATTGTCTAATTGCTGTTTCAATACCGCCAAAAATTACAGTTGATACTGCTGCTCCTACTAATGCTGCTGGTATTCCAACACCTGTTGCTCCGACTGCTGCTGATCCAACAGTTCCTGCAACTCTTGCTGCTTTTGCAACTTTTAGTGCTGTTCCAATTTTCCCTACATTGCCAGCACGAGCAAGTGCTGCTTCTTGAGAAAGAAGAGATGCTGCTCCTGCTCCGCCTTGAACCATCCTTGCTGCTTGAACACCTGCTCTAGCACCTATAAGTCCGCCACCAACAGCCCCAGCACCGAGTTGTCCTGCTTCACCGAAACCAATTCCAACCTGCTTATCTGCAACTTTACTAAGATTTGCAATTGCAGCATCTTGAAGTCTTTGTCCAGTTGCAATTAACTCAAGTTGTACCTGTAATGGATTGTTTAAAATATTTTCTCCATTAGGGCCAAGGAGTTGAATTAATCTACCTCTTACATTAAGTTCAAGTTTTGCATCCTTAAGATTTCTTGTAAGTGCAACAGCGATTGATTCAGCCTGTCCTCTATCTAATACTCCTTGCGATACTGCAGTTCCTAGTTGATTTACTAGTGAGTCTATCGCTGGTCCTTCGCCCATATCCACCATTGCCTTATCAAATGATGCTTTAAGGTTTTTACCAAAATCACTATTGGAGATAATGTTATTTCCAAACTCCATACTTACTGGAACAATGTCAGTGTTTCTTCCTGATCTTTGTGCAGCAGCAACCTGAGTAATTGAAACTTTATTAGTAATCTTTCCAAGTTCTTCAAGTCTCTTAGTGGTCATGGTCATTGACTCTGCTTGTTTTTGTCCTTCAATTACATTTTTTCTAATTGTAGATGCTTGCATCTTGAATACCGCAATTAATCCAACTGCTGTTGCTGCTAATAATTTAAGTGGGCTATTGAGCATTGGTAGTAACATCGTAAGCATAGATAGCATCATAATTGCATCCATGTTCTTTGCAATACCACTTTCTGGATTCTTTTGAGCATACATTCCAGCAGCCATTGGAATCATCATTCCAGCCATTTGTGCTGGCATCATTTTTTGTGAAAAATTCATTCTATTCATTTGACGCATGTTAGTACGTTCTGCTGCAGAGGCTGCTCTTGTCTTTCCGTCTTCGCCTGTAATTGTATTTGAAACATTGCCGTATCCACCAAGGAATCCACGGAAACCACGAGTCTTATCTTTTCCAAATGACTCTGTTGTTTTATCTGCTGTTTGTCCAAGATCTGCAACCCTTGGAGTTGTTGACTTTAGTTTTGCTGCAAAGTTATCAATTCTATCTCCAAGTTTTTTAACTCTTGGCTTGTCAAAGAATTTATCAATTGCTCTTTCAACTCTATCTGGAGACCTTGGTCCAGCAGGTGGGTTTACTGGCGGTGCCCAAGGGTCACGAGTGCCTGGTGCTCCTGAATCTCTCCATGAGCCAGGATTTCCAGTCCATGGAGTAACGTTTGATTTTTCAAATCCTGGAACTTTGTCAGCAACCATAGATTGAATTAGTGGCATGTACTTAGCAGATTGTTTTGCAGGAATTACAGACTCACCTGGAGAAAGCATTGCTGGCTGAATATCTCCAGCACCCTTTGGTCCAGGAACTGAAACAATTCCTTCAGCCAAGTTCATTGGCTTTACCTTCATCATTGCATTATCTGTAAAGATAAAGTCATCGTAATATGAAGGCTTACGATTTAGTCTATATTCTAATGCAGCCTGAAGAGCCTTTTTTTCATTTGGCAATTTATCAAATGGAGTCTTCTGTAAATTAGTTAATACTTCTCTTGCCTGTGCAGCATTAAGTGGATGTCCACCCTTTACATTTCCAAACTTTGTTCCCCTTAAACCAGAGTTAAACCAACCCCAGTCTCTTGCAATCTTGCTTGGTGCCCAGTCTTCTGGTGTACGATTTTGTGATCTAACTTCTCTAATATGACTTGGTGTTAGTTTATTAACATCCCAACCCTTTAATGATTTAACAACATCTTGACCTAAAACCTTTTCAAGATAAACCTTTTCTTCATTTACTAAATAGTTTTGTAACTTTACAAGATGAGGATTTCTTGACTTTATTAGTGCTCTTAATCTCTTGTCTGCAATGTCTTGATTTTGTTGACTATTTCTTGCATTACTAAACTTAGGAAGTCTTGAATAAATTTGGCTAGGAGTAACTTCTTGCCCTCCATAGCCCTTTCTCTTAATTGTACGAATAAGTTCTTGCTCTGTATTGTCTGTTCGCTTATTAGCAATCATCCAATCTTCATTTTCTTTAAGTTTTCTCTTAAAGTTATCAAGTTTTGATGCTGGAATTAAGAATGACTCATCACCTACTGAAACACGAACCTTAGACCCTTCAGCAGAATATCTAATTCCTGAAAGTCTTGAAGAGATTGGAACTACTGGTGCTACGCTTGAAGATAGTCCTCTGCGAGCAGCATCTCTTGCTGCATATCTTGCCTGTTGTGCTTCACGGAATGCCGCTGGGCCTGCTGATAAAGGGATGCCCTTTCCAACTGTTGCTGCTGCTCCAAAAGATGGGAACTTTCCAGTTATAAATCCTGGAACCTTGTCTTTAATTATTTGACCAATAAATCCTGAATATTTTTGTGATTGCTTTGCTGGAATAACTGCTTCTCCAGGAGATAGCATAGATGGAACTACATCTCCTGCTCCTCTTGGACCTGGTACTGAAGTTGTTCCCTCTGCAAACCTTCTTGGCATACCGCCCTTGCCAGGCATAAATAATCCTGGATTCTGTCCTGCAAAACCACCCATTGCTGCAGAAGCACCTCTGTAAACGCTTGTTAAAGATGTTAGTGCTGCTGCTTCTAATTGATATGCTGCAGATAGTTGTTGATGCTTAGAGTAAAGGGCATTACTAATAGATATATTTTCTAATTCTTCTTGTGATAGGTATTGAGTTTTTAATGCTGCATCGCTGGATCCCGCAGATAATTGCTGGTATCCTTTTCTTAAAACCTGAATTCCCTTTACTGAGTTTGCAACAGCGTTTGCAAGCAAACCAAATGTCATTAAGAATAGTGGTCCAAGTCCTCCAACAACAACAGTTATAATTCCAATAGCCTTTTTTATTCCATCTGGAAGGCTATTAAATTTATCAGCCATTCTTGCTATAAATTCAATTACTGGTGTTAATACTTTGGCAAATACTTCACCAACTGGTGCTATTGCTGCTTTTAGTCTTTCTACAGATCCAACAAGTTTATTCATTGGAGAATCTGCCTGAACCTTTAATTCTCGTTGACTTAAGATTGCAAGTTCTTCAACAGATGCATTGGTTAATTGAAGAACACGAGCAGCCTGTGTTCCTTCTCTTCCAAGGTTATTAAGAAGTGCAGATATTCTTGCAAACTGATACTTTCCAAATACCTTTTCAATTACTCGTGATCTTTCAAGATCGGTTAGTGGTTGTAGTGCCTTTGCAAATCCAGTTACAGTATTTCTTAAGTTTCCAGCATTGGCTTCAACAATTCCCTTAATATTAATTCCAACTGCTGCAGCAGCCTTAGATGCAGCATTACTTGGGTTAATTAAAGATGCAAGTCCAGACTTAAGTGCGTTAGCACCTTGTGCTGCGGAGATTCCACCTTCTTGCATTGCAGCCATAAAGTATGCAAGATCTTTTACGTCTCCACCAAGTTGCTGAATAACTGGAGCAACCTTTGGAATTGCTTCTGTTAAATCATCAAGTGCAACAACGGTTTGGTTTTCAACAGCGTTAAGGAAATCAATTGTTCCAGCCATGGCTCCAGTATCAATCTGGAAAGCATTCTTAAGTGCAATAGTTGTTTCTAATGCCTTTTCTTGTGTAACTCCACCAAGTACTGCTAGTTTATTTGTTTGTTCTACAAGTGCTTCTAAACCTTTTCCGCTAAAACCTGCTGCTGCTGCATCTGCAGCCATCTTAATGGTGTCTGAAACCTTAAGGCCATACTTTGTGTATTCATCTCCAAGATCACGAATATTTTTTAAAGCAGCAGCGGTAGCGCCTTGGTCCGTAAAGATATCTCCGTAAACCTTTTTAAATCTAATTACCTGTGTTTCAATTTCTTTAAATGTCTTTATTGCCTGTGAGCCAAATAGCATAAGTGGTATAGTAAAACCAACCATAAGTTGGCGACCAGCCCACTGTGTATTTTTACCAAAGTTAAGTAACTTTGTAGATCCATCATCGACTAACTTATTAAATATTTGCTGGCGTTGTGTTGCTGCCATTAACTGTGTTGTAACATTTCCGTAATTGAGTGACTTTGGGTTGAACTTCATTGCGTTCATTGCACCCTGAGCATCACGGCCTAACTGGACATATTGCTGCTGTAATGTCTTTACACGCTTGTCAACTAACTTTCCTATAGTGTCAAATTCACTACCAAACATCTTTCCAAATGTCTTGGTAGATGCTGCACCATACCTGAAGTATTCCTTAAGTGAAAGTTTTTGTTTATCTAAATTTTTAGCAAACTGCTCAGAAGCAGTGCTCATTCTTGTCATTGAAGCGGTCCACTGACCAGTGGCATTTACATTATGTAAAAGAGATTGTGCGTATTTTGATTGTGCTGCTGATGCAGCCTTTGTTCCAACAATGAGGGAGCGGTTAAGAGCAGTGAGTTCCTTTTCAAGAAGACGCAGTTGCGTCATTGCTTGTGAGGTATCAATATTTATAAAAATATTGCTATTTGTATCTCCTGCCATTAACCGCTA